CAATTAGAGAAGATAAATTTTCTTACCCTGATAAACATAAATTAAGAGGTAAAAAAATTAAAAGCATATATCATGAAGATTCCAATTTAAATGAAGTTTCTGGTTATACATTTATTGATTCTTCTAATCCTGCCTTGTATTTTGATGCATTTGCTATTAAAGTAAACCCACTAATGAGAGGCACACAAAAAACCTACAAGGCTTTTGGCGGACTTGTAGTAGATATGTTTAAACCAATAAGGTACAATTAATTATGGCTGTAGAAAAAACATTATCCGAACAATTGCAAGAAGGTTTTGAAGAAGAACAGGAACAACCAGAGGGTTTACCTGTTGATGTACAAATTGAGGGTGAAGAAGAGGTCGTTGAAGAAAGACCACAAGATGATTTTAACGCAAATCTTGCAGAGGGAATGGATGAACGTACTCTTAAAGATATGGGTATGGATCTTATTCAAGAATATAAAAAAGATAAAACTTCAAGAAAAGAATGGGAAGATGCCTATATCAAAGGTTTAGATTTATTAGGCACTAAATATCAAGAAGTCACAAAACCTTTTAAAGGTGCATCCGGTGTCACTCATCCTTTATTAGCTGAATCTGTCACACAATTTCAAGCACAGGCTTATAAAGAATTAGTGCCAAGTGATGGACCAGTAAGAACCCAAGTTGTAGGTGCAGTAACACCGGCCACCGAACAACAAGCAGATAGAGTTAAAGATTATATGAATTATTTGTTGATGGAGGAAATGGAAGATTACACAACTGATATGGATCAAATGTTATTCTATTTACCATTATCAGGATCAACATTTAAAAAAATTTACTTTGATGCAATGTTAGATAGACCTGTATCAAAATTTATACCAGCTGAAGATCTAGTAGTTCCTTATTATGCTTCAGATCTAAAAGATTGTGAGAGAATCACTCATGTTATTAAGATGACTAAAAACGAAGTCACAAAAAAAATGGCAGCAGGTTTCTACAGAGATATAAATTTAATAGATTCTAATAGTGAACCAGATCAAGTACAGAAAAAATTAAACGAGCTTGAAGGTATCAAAGGCACAGGTTCAGATTACTTACACACAATATTAGAAATGCATGTCGATTTAAATCTTGATGATTTTGAAGAGTTTGATGATAGAGCTAAAAAAATTAAAATACCTTACATCGTGACAATCGATGAAGGTTCTGGAGAAGTATTATCTATTTATAGAAATTATAAAGTTGAAGATCCAACTTATCAAAGAGTTGAATATTTTGTTCACTATAAATTTTTACCAGGTTTAGGCTTTTATGGATTTGGTTTAACACACATGATAGGTGGTTTATCACAAGCTGCTACTCAAGCTTTAAGACAACTAATAGATGCAGGAACTTTAAAAAATTTACCTGCTGGATTTAAGTCTAGAGGTATGAGAGTAAGAGATGATGATCAACCTATTCAACCTGGAGAGTTTAGAGATGTAGATGCTCCTGGTGGAAACATTAGAGATCAGTTTTTTAACCTACCATTTACAGAGCCATCACCAACTTTGTACAACTTAATGGGCTTTGTTGTACAAGCAGGACAAAAATTTGCTAACACAACAGATTCAAATGTAGGAAATGACTTACAAAATAGAGCTGTTGGTACAACAATGGCGATGATGGAACGTGGATCACGTGTAATGAGTGGTGTTCACAAGCGTTGTTACTATGCAATGCGTCTAGAATTTAAAATTTTAGCAAGAATTTGTGGTGAATCACTACCGCCTGTGTATCCTTATGACGTTTATGGTGGTCCAAGAGAAATTAAACAGTTAGATTTTGACAACAGGATCGATATCTTGCCTGTAGCCGATCCAAATATTATGTCTATGGCTCAAAGAGTTACGTTAGCACAGTCACAATTGCAAATTGCACAGTCAAATCCTGCAATTCACAACATTCATGAAGCTTATAGACGTGTGTATGAGGCTTTAGGCACAAAACAAATTGAAGCTTTGTTAAAACCACCACCAAAACAACCTGAACCATTAGATCCTGCTAAAGAAAATGCACGTGCTTTACAAATGAAACTACTTACTGCGTTTGAATTTCAAGATCACGATGCACATATTGCTGCTCACATGGCTTTTATGGCTACAAGAATGGTTCAAATTAATCCACAAGTGTATGCTTTAATGCAATCACATATATCTGATCACATTTCTTTCAAAGCAAAAGCAGAAGTGAAGGCTATGATAATGCAAAGACCTGAAATGGCTCAAATGGCACAAGTTGATCCTGAACAATTTAATATTATGTTCGAAGGAGAAGTTGCAAAAGCTGCTGCAAGAATAACTCAAGAGCTTGCACAGACTGAAATGCAAGCAAATGCTGCAAAACAAGATCCATTAGTAAGAATTAAACAACAAGAAATAGATTTAAGAGCTATGGACCTACAAAGAAAAGTCGAAGAGACTAAATTTAGACAAGATCAAGAAAATCAAAGAGCTGCTGCGCGTTTAGAGTTTGATTATGATAGACTTGCACAACAAGATCAACAATCTGACGACAGATTAGAGATTGCGGAGAAAAAACTTGAGAAAAAATAAAGATCCAAAAATAGGAACAGGAAAAAAACCTAAAGGATCGGGTAGGAGGCTATACACCGATGAGAATCCTAAAGATACTGTTGGAATTAAGTTTGCGACTCCTACTGATGCTCGTAAGACTGTTGCAAAAGTTAAAAAGATATCTAAACCATTTGCAAGGAAGATACAAATTTTGACTGTAGGTGAACAAAGGGCAAAAGTTATGGGTAAGATGCAAGTAGCTTCAATATTTAAGGCAGGAAAAAATGCAATCAGAAAGACAAAACAAACGTAGAGGACTTAGTGGAGGAGTTAAATTTGGGCCACCGCCTAAAAGAGGACCAAATCCGCAAGGAATTAAAATAGTTAGGTCAAAAAATGCAAAAAAACTTGTACGAAAATCTACCAAAAAATCATAAAATAATTTTCTTGGCTGGTTTATTTGATGGAGAAGGAAGTTTTGGTATTTGGGGAAAAGGTGGTGGTAGAAAATCATTTCAATGTTCTGTTGAGATGTGTGATAAGGATATAATCCAAAGATTTTCAGATTTATTTGGTGGTTCAATATTACCTGTGAAAGTTCGTAAATCAAATTGGAAACAAACTTGGAAATGGAAGATGTCAGGTAAGAGGGCTTTCGAAATTGTTGGAAAAATGATAGAATATATGTGTCAACGAAGGAAGGACAAGTACAATGTGGTTAAGTGCAATAAAATTAGCGGTTAGTGCAGGAAGTAAAATTTACGAGAATAAGCAAAAGACAAAGATGGCAATGTCTGAAGCACAACTCATGCACGCCTCCAAGATGGCCCGAGGTGAAGAACAATACCAGGGAAAATTATTAGAAGCTAGACAATCAGATTGGAAGGACGAGGCCGTTTTGATAATTCTCTCAACGCCCGTCATGATTTTGGCCTGGGCAGTGGTATCGGACGATCCGACTGCTATGGACAAGGTAAAATTGTTTTTCGACATGTTCTCGCAGCTCCCGTCATGGTTCACTAATTTGTGGATCTTGGTCGTGGCATCAATATATGGTATAAAGGGAACACAAATATTCCGTAATGGAGGAAAAAAATAATGACTAAACTATGTCCAAGAGGTAAGTCGGCCGCGAAAAGAAAATTCAAGGTATATCCGTCAGCATACGCGAACGCATATGCTAGTAAAATTTGTGCAGGTAAAATTAAAGATCCATCTGGTGTAAAGAGAAAAGATTTTAGAGGACCAAAACCAGCGGGTGCTAAAGTTGGTATGGCTGTTACTGCAGGAGCACAATCAGGAATGGGTAGATTAGAAAAATCAGGATTAATGAAAGCTAAAAAAGGAGCTTTGATGATTTTAATTGGTGTTGGAAAAAAGAAACCAGAAAAAGTAGAAAAGAAGAATACAGGCGGAATGCCATTAAAGAATCCATATGATAACGGAACTCCAGTTTATACTAAAAGAGAATTAAGGGAACTTAAACAACAAAAAAGAAATGAACGAAAAAACATTAGAACTACTCCTGAAAACAGAAGAAAATCACCTTTAATAATACGAAAAAATATGCCTATTGCTAGAAATAAAGGTGGTGATGCAAAAATTAAAAAAGTAATAACAGGTTTAAAGAAAGCATCAGCTCTACATAAAGCTCAGGCAAAATCTTTACAAACTGTTGTAGGCAAATCAGTCGGTGGTATGGCCGACTATTACAAAGATTTAATGTAATGTATAAACGTGGAACTTGTTGGGAAGGCTATGTCCAAGCAGGTATGAAAAAAAAGGGAAATAAAATGGTTCCCAATTGTGTACCAGCAGGATCTGCAAAAAAAATGAAAGAAGGTGGACTAACAAAATGGTTCAAACAAAAATGGGTAGATATTGGAAGCAAACGTGGAGATGGTTCTTACGCACCTTGTGGCAGATCAAAACAAAAAGCAGATGCGAAGAGAAAGTATCCGAAGTGTGTCCCACTTGCAAAAGCGAGATCAATGTCAGAAGGCCAAAGAAGATCTGCCGTTGCAAGGAAACGGGCAGCTGCCAATGTGGGACCAAAACCGACTAACGTAAGGACATAAAATGTGGAAATGGATAAAAAAACTGTTTACTCCAAAGCAAGTAGTTTTACCGACAATTAACTCAGTTAAACCAAAAGTTGATTTAACAGGTCTTACAAAAGGCGATATAAAAAAGCTTAAGATCAAAGAAAAATTTCATTGCAATAGATAGATATTAATCTATAAATTTATCATGACCATTCGTGGAGACAGTTCGGAATATGAACTTTTGATAAAATGGTGTGAAACATTACCATTTTTTGAAAAACCTACATCAGTTACTACGTGTGAAGTAGGAATAAGAGAAGGTCTAGGTTCTCAAATAATTATAATGAGTATTTTAAAAAGAGTCGGCAAAATTGACTATCAACATTATGCAATAGACCCTTATGGTGATTTAGAATACGAGCATTTTGATAATCACCCACAATGGAAAAGAGATGGCAAATGGACATCTGAAGCACCAAAGTATTCTAATGAAATGAGAGATCAAATGGTAAAAGATTTTGCTACAAATCCACATTTCAAATTTTACAATATGACTGATGTTGAATACATGGATATATTTAATTTGAGTAAAATTAAATATGATTTTGTTTTTTTAGACGGACCACATACAACAAAAGATATTTTGCGCGAATCATTATGGTTTGCCGAAAGATCAAGAAAAGGCTCAAGGATCGTAATTGATGACTATAATTTATGTAATTTTGAAGTAATTCGAGCTGCCATATCATATTGGGATTTTAAAATAAATGAAAAAGGCAAACATAAAGTTTGTTTAGAAAGAATCTAATGGATATAGAAACAATTTCATTAGTTCAAAAAACTATCAAGAAAAAAATTCTTCAACTCAAAGACCACGCTATATATGGTGTTGACACCATGGAGAAACTACAATATGTTAGGGGTCAAATCAGGTCTTTAGAAGACCTGCAACAGGATCTTAAAGACCTGCTGACAACAACGGAGTATGAAGATGAACAAGTCCACGGCGACACCGAAACGGACTGAAGCTCTTCTGGATGCTTATAAAGCTAAAGAAGAAATAGAAACAGTCCTAGATCCAAATGCGATCGATAAATCAACATTAGATAAACTACCAACACCAACTGGATATAGACTTTTAGTTTTGCCATTTGCAGGACCAAAGAAAACCAAAGGTGGAATTATTTTATCTGATACCACACAAGAAACTATACAAATGACAACTGTATGTGGTCTTGTGCTTAAAATGGGAGATCTTTGTTATTTTGATAAAGAAAAATTTCCTAAAGGACCATGGTGCAAACTAAATGATTGGATAATTTTTAGTAGGTACGCAGGTTCAAGATTCAAAATTGAAGGCGGAGAAGTAAGAGTATTAAATGATGATGAAGTCATTTCTACTATTACTGATCCAAATGATATTTTGCACCATTATTAAGGAGGACTAAATGGCTGAAGAAAACAAAAGTCCAGAAGTAGAAATTGATACTGATGGCGTAAACGAAGAAACAGTAAATGTAGAAGCTCCAGAAGTTTCCAATGAAGCATTTGAAAAAAAACAAGATGTTGATCTTGGTTATACAGATGTGACTGGCGGAAAGACTGCAAAAGAACTTTTACAAGAAACAAAAGAACAAAAAGAAGAATCAGTAGAAGAAAAACCTGAACCTACTTTTGAACAAAAAGAAGAAGATCCAGGTCTAGCTGAATATTCTGATAAAGTTCAAAAAAGGATAAAAAAATTAACTTTTCAAGCAAAAGAAGCTGAACGTAGAGAAAAAGCTGCAGTTGAATATGCAAGAGGGTTAAAAAATAAGTACGAAAGTATTGAAAAAAAGTTTGAAGATACTGATACTAATTATCTTAAAGAGTATAATGCAAGAATTGATTCTGAAAGAGATAAAGCTAAATCTGAATTAAAAAGTGCATTAGATAATAATGATACAGATCAAATTTTGGAAGCACAAGATAAGCTTACAAAATTAGCTGTAGAAAAAGAAAAAGTTTCAATGACACTTGCAGATAAAGAGTCAAAGAAAAAAGAAGTAGAATCACAACCTGCTGAAAAAACAACAGAACAACCAACACCACAAGTTAGTGAAAGAGCTCAAAATTGGGCATTAAAAAATGACTGGTTTGGCAGTGATAGAGTTTTAACTTCAGCCGCTATGGGAATACATGAAGATCTTTTAGGGGAGGGAATTGACGCGGAGAGTGATGAATACTATAATCAAATCAACAAACGTATGAAGGAGTATTTCCCTCAGAAATTTGCCGATTCTTCTCAAGAAGAAAAAACTAAGTCTACACCCGTCCAAAACGTAGCTTCAGTTAGTAGAAGATCAGGTGGACGCAAGTCTGTGAAACTCACCAAATCACAGGTAGTTATCGCTAAGAAATTAGGGGTGCCACTAGAG